TGATTCACCAACATCCACCCGGTTGAGAACGGCGTCGCCTTGATGCCCAGATTCCACGACGCAGCCACACCAAGATTCGACGGCATCCGCCACACGAACACCTCCTGCGCCTTATGCGTCTTCGGCACCCACTCCGAGTTCCCATTGTCAATGCAAATCAGTTTCCCGATACGGCCCTCGAACGACAGCAGCATCGCATCAACACGCCAATGCTCCGTGAGCACCGGCACGATCAGGACTGGGACAACCGGCACCATTCGACAATCTCCTTGAGAGCAGGCTTCCAATACTTCTCGTACACCGCATCGGCGTCGTACTGCTTGGCGAACGCCACCGCCTGCTGAGACACGCCACGATTGTTCTTCGCCTCATTCAACGCCGAGATGATGCTCGGCACGTTCGGCGTAATGAACCACGACAATTGCGCCGCATCCCAGAACGGTTGACCTTCCGCCAACCAGCCGTCACCCAGCAGCTCCGGCTGAGCGGAGAAGTTCGAGACGATGACCCGCGTACCGCATGCCTGGGCTTCGATAACGGGGATGCCGAATCCTTCACCCATGCTGGTAGCCAGAAGCACGTCAGCGGCGCTGTAGAGGGACGCCAGAGCGTTCTGAGGGTATCCCATGCGGTAGGTGTACGGGTCGGCGAACTTGACGCGGTCCGGCTCAATACCGCACGCCCTGAGCAGCACCGTCAAGTTGATGCCACCCATCGAAGGAGTCTCGTCGGTGTGCATGTAGAGAACCGCATCAGGATTCTTCTGGGCGAACATCCCGAACGCCATCAGGTTCTCGGCGAATGCCTTGCGCGGCGGATGCACACCCTTGTTCGCGGCCGTCATCATCACGACGAAACGGTCATCCTCCCAACCCATCAACTGTCGCCCGGTCATCTTCTTGCCCGACGTGTCCACGATGTGCGGCGTCGGCTTGAACACCGGCTCGATTCCGTGCGGAACATAGACGCTGCGCACACCGACGTTCTCCAACATCTTGTGCCCGAACTGCGACATCGCAATCGGCATCACGTTCGGCTTCTTGCACCAGTTGACCACGTCGGGTGGACATGGCGCATGATCGACAGGCACCCACGACGCGATGTTCGGTATCTTCTCCAGGTTCGGAGCCTTCAACACCCAGACATCGAACAGGGTGATGAGCAGTTTTACTAGGTCCGTCGACTGCGTCCACTCTTGCCAGTGCGCGGCGATGATGTCGTCCGAGTAGTTGCTGAGCCCCGCCGGGTAGATTTTGATTCCGTTCCAGTTTGACGACGCGCCGTGGAGCCCGTAGTTCGAGTGGACCGCGACTTCGTGCCCGTCTTTGATGAGCCTTTGGACCGCTTGCTGGGTTTGCTGTCCGTAGCCTGTTCCTGCCCACGGGGCGTTCGAGTACCAGAGGGCTCTGATGCGGTCCGCGGGTCGAACACGGACTCCTCCAACTCGTGCGCCACGCCCAGCTGCAAGAGCAGGATCGCCGTCGGTTCCGGCAAATCCATCGGCACGTCCTTGATGATTACTTTCATTCACAGAGACCTCCTTTGCAGGTCAACTCAACACTAGCCCATAAAAGTTCAAGCGGCCCGGCACCACCCTGCGTTTGGGTGCCGGACCGCTCGACTTGTTTGTCCCCGTCAAGGGACTTCAGTCAACGACTATCAGCTGTTGTTGATGAAGTATTTGACGTGGCTCGTTTGCGGCAGGTTGCCGTCCACGCGCATCGTGGCGCGGAACGTGACGAGGTCCGCATTGAATGCGTAGTCGTCGCTGCGGTCGAGGCGCAGGCCACCGGCCTGACGCACGTAGTAGCTGGGGAGGTGGCCGAAGATGACCGACTTGGCGGCAGAAGCCTGCGACGCCATTGCCGGGTTCTCGAACACCGGGAAGTTCAACAGCTGGTCGTTGCCATCTGCCAGCGCTGGGCTGAAGATGTAGTAACCAGCGGTGTCCTTCAACTTGCGGACTGCACCGAGCGAAGCGGTGTTCATCATCCAGCCGACGCCAGGCAGACGACGCGCTGCGCCGTCCAGGCTGTACGCCAGGTCGATGAGGTTGTCCGCGGTGAACAGACCACCAGCGGTCGTGCCGAGCACACCTGAGCCAGCGGCGGCCACGATGCCCTTGGGCTTGTTCGTGCCGTTGCCGGTGGTGAGGTCTGCGTTGACTGCGTAGCCGATGGCGTTGCCGGTCTGCTCCGCGAGGAAGGCGAGGATGTCCACGCCCGCGTCCTCGATGAGTTCACGCGACAGCTGCACCAAGAACGAATACTTGTACGCGCCCAAGGTGATGAAACTGTTGAAGCCGGGGTCCGACTCGCCGATCGCGGTGCCTTCACCAGTGACCGTGCCGGTCGACCATGAAGCCTGCGATGGGATTTGGAGGTTCTCGCCACCAGCCGTGCGCAACACCGTCGAGGTGTCCAACATCGGGCCGACGAGACGAGCCTGCATGATGACCTGGTCGTAGAACGACGTCGGCACCGGTGCACCCGTCGAAGTCTTGACGACGTCGCGAGTCTCGAAGGTGAACGAACGGGTCTCGCCGCGAGCCATCGAACGGATGACGTCGACGTCGTTGGCGACAGCCTTCTGGGTCGGACGAACCTGACCAGCGATCTCGCGGGTGGCCGCTTCAATCTTGGCTTCGCGCTCGGCATCAGCCTTCAAGGCTTCGATGCGAGCAGCACGCTCGTTGAGTTCGGCGTTCATCTTCTGGTATGACGCCTCTTCTTCTGAGGTGAGGTCACGCTTCTCTGAGGCAGCCTTGTCGAGAAGAGCCTTTGCTGCTTCCCAAGCACGCTGACGCGCCTCAACCTGTTGGTCGATGTATTGCTTCATGGGTTTTCCCTCCGGGGAAAGTGATTGTTGGGTCGCAAGGATTTTTTATTCCACCTGGCGAGGCTCCTCAACCAGCACCTTCCTGCGGCTCCGCAGTGAAGACTCTTGAACGAAGTCTAGACGAGCTTGGCTTGCAGTTCAAGTTGCTTCGCAAGCAGCGAAGCAGGAATCTGCTCGGGCTTCTTACGCAGCTTGCCGACGACGTCCAGCAGAAGGCTGGCCTGCTCGTCGTTCAACTCCGACCCGGCTTCCAGCACGGTGATCGCGTCTGCCAACTTGTCGGCATCCGACGCAGTCCGCTCAGCCAACATGTCCAGGCTTCGCACCGACGCGCTGGTCGCCTGATAGGCGGGGAACCCGGTCACGACCGACACTTCGTAAAGGCGAACTTCTTTGAGTTCACGCACCGAACCGTCATCCGACCACGAGTCACCCTTCGGCGGAACCGAGAAACCGAACGACATCGAATCCACGTCGCCACGCTTGATGAGCGTCGACAGGTCACGACCGATCGTGGTGTCAGGCAAGTCTGCCTCGACTTTCAGGCCACGCTCATCTTCCATCAGACGCAACGTCTTGGCGCGACTAGTCGCAAGAAGCATCGACGAATCATGGTTGAGATACATGCGGATGTTGTTGCGCGACTTCAACGACTTGCGGAACGCGCCAGGCATGATGCGCTCGATGAACGGCAGCGGCTCAGAATCACTATTGAACACTGCGGCATAACCGCTGAATGACATGCCGTCACCGGCTGGACCTTGACGAACCTCGAAATCGTTGACGGTGAGACGCCGGGTTTCAATCTTCTCGGTCATGGCAGACAATGCTAGTCCTAAGCGGAGATTACTTGTCCACGAACAATCTTGACAAGCGGGAGAGAGTGACCAGGTATCCGAGGCGGTCTTCCTCCTCGCGGACACGTTCGGCCTGACGCTCGAACCACTGCATCGCAGGCGACGGATCGAGCGGGTTGATGCCCCACAGATAGAACGCGACCGCACCGTTGCCGGGGAACCCGTCGTTGTCGGCGTCGCTGTTCTGCGGCGCTTCGAGGTCTACCAGGTGTCTTGCTCCCCAAGCGTTCGCACGAATGACTTTGTCCTCGCTGATTCTTCCCGCAGCCATTTCGCGGGCCTCACGAATAGTTCTCGCCACAAGACCGTCACCACCGAGACCCTGCCCGTAATAGTCGAGACCTTTGCGGGCAGCATCACGGATGTAGACCGGCACGTCGAAGGAGAGCTGCCGATCGTAGGTGTTGGTGTACGGCTGGTATTGCGGGTCTTCATCGTTGACATCTCCAGTCTGAACCATCTGCCCAGGATTGTCATTCGGCAAACCCTCTACCGGTTCCCAGGCGTTGCAGTAGTAGGCAGGCGAAACTTCGGCATCCCAACGCTTGCACCAGAAGTTCTTGAAGTAGCCGCAGTTGCCGCAGTTGTGGTTCGCTGGAACGTCTGCGGTGACGGCTGGCCGATAGTTGTCTGGCAGCTCTCGGTCTTCGGCATCGTCGTCGTCGGGTGTGTCGCCATACGAAGCGGTTTCTTCGTCGTCGTCCTCTGACTCTGGTTCGTCCTCTGATTCTTCAAGTTCTGGCATGCGCGTGAGTTCAGAGAACTTCACCGCAACGAACATCTCCTGTTCCTCGAATCCTTCTTCGCCTTGCTGATAAATCTGAATCAACGCAACCGGGTCATCCTCGGTGGATTCAACTTCGCCAGCCATACCCGGCAACTGCACCATGCCGGGTCCGAACACCATCTTGAGTTCGCCGTATTTGGTTTCTTCGCCTTCGGTCCACGACACATAGTCGTCAACCAACAACTCTCCTGCTCGAGCACGCTCGCCACCCGGCTCCATGTCCTCGGCGATTGACACCGCCACCATCTGGTCGATTGCATCCTGCTTCGACGTGTGACAGCCGATGACTTCACCGTCTTCTTTCTCGACGGCCCAACCTGAGCAGTCGGGATTGGAATCCGAGATGAAGTACGGCATCAGGGCGTGATGTGCATCCAAGAAACAGTGTGACCGGTTTTCGATGAAACCGCATAGATGACCGTCGACGCATAAATCAGAAACTCGACGTCGCCACTTTTGGGAATGCCGTGGCCGGTTGAAGTTGTGACTTCTGCATTTCCGACGTACACCGTGTCAGTGTTGTCTTGATTCACGATGTGCATAACACCGGGCTGCGCCCGAGACGGATTGAGAATGGTCGCAACAGTTCCGACAGAGATTTGACCTTGGTACACGGGCATGATGATTTACCTCAGAGCATCAACATTACTTGCAAGTCGTCGTCCTCGCCTGAGAACGTGATTGCACCAGTAGCGGTGGCCGCAACCGATGCCACGATCGGTGTGCAGTACGCCAGCACGGTCTTGGTTGGCACGACGACGATTTCAGGTACGAGCTCGATGATGGGCTCAACCTTCTTCGGTTTCGGTTTGCGTTGCGGATACGGTCGACCGCCACCTTGACCTTGCGGTTCTGGTGTCGGCTGCGGTGTGACGGTGCCGGTGGCGGTTGCGGCGAGTGAACCGAGCGGGGCATCGCCGACCGCGTCAGCGGAGATGATTCCGTCGGCTGAACCCACCAGACCGCCCAGGAGGCCCGTGGCTGAGGCGACCACGGTGATGACACCAGTTGCCGCCGATGTCGCTTCTCCGAGGCTCGCAGACGCCTCTGCGACCACGCTGACGACAGCATCGCCGTTGGCGGTCAACCCGCCGAGGTCGGCTGTTGCGTCAGCATCTACGGTGATGACGATTTCGGATACTTCGGCGAGCAGTTCGCCGAGTGGCGCGTCGGCGGTTGCGGTGATGACGGGTGTGACCGTGCCGGTCGCCGATGCCGATACGGCACCCAAAGCGGCGGCAGCCGTTGCCGTGGTCGTGAACGTGACGCCGTCGAGTTTGCCGTTGCCGTCGAGGGCGGAGGTGTCGAGGACGAACGCTGGTGACGGGCCGTCGAGTCCGACGTTCGCGTCGTCGAGTTGCGAGGTGTCGAGGATGAACCGTGTCGTCACGGTTGCCTACTCAGGATGCGACGGTCAGCGAGACTGTGAGCGCACCCGACGAGATCGTGAACGTGTCGCCTGCGGTGTAGGCGTTGGCGGTGATGGTTCCCGAGAAGAGGAAGTTTCCTGCGGACACGTTGTCCCATGCGGTGAAGTGGGTTGCGTCTTGCGAACCGGCGATGTTCGTCCAGGTGATTGCGGCATCAGATGCGATCGAGCCCGACGAGGCGGCTGCGAACGACGCGGCTTTGCGTGTCGTTTCCGTTGCCGCGTTCGATGTTCCGTTGGCTCCAGGGTCACCGACATGCAGTTTTACATACACGGTCGCAACCGAGAAAGATGTTGCGTTGCCGACCGCGTCAAGCCATGCGTTCGCAAGATACGAAGAAACACCCGTTGCCATCAGCCTTCAACCCTTTCGATGATTTCGTTGATGCGTCCGTCCTCGCCACGAACAACGCTGCGGATGACCGTGCGTTGCTCTGGCACGTTGACGTTGACGACGGTCTCGGGCACGTTGACGACCGGCGCGTCGACGTGCACGTGCGGGGCTGGGACGTGGACGATTTGTTCGGGCATGTTGAGGTTGAGTTCGCGCTTCGAGTTGACTTCGTAGGCGGCCGTCGGGTCGACAGGGTTGACGCTCGCAAGAGGCTGCAACTGCGTCGATGGCAGACCGGTGTGTTCGATGCTCGGCATGTCGAGAGCTGCGAGCACGCCAGCCGGGTCGAAGCCTGCGAGCACGAGACGTTGCGCGATGAGCGACTTGCGGTCAAGGTCGGCGAGGTTCGCTGCGGTGATGTCAATGTTGGCGAGCGGTACGCGGTAGGCGTCGCCACCTTCGATTGGCGTCATGTCCTCAAAGCGGCGCACGTCGTTGACCGACAGATAGCCGTTCGCCAAACCTGACGAGTAGGAGGCGTTGCGTGCGGCGATGTCGCCACGCAGAAGACCTGCGGTAGTGAAACGGATGAACGCTCGACCGGCCAGCAGGACGCTGTATTCGGATTCAAGTTTGCTCAAGTACGGAACGAGCGAATGTTGAAGGAACGCAAGTTGATTCGCTTCAACGGACGCATACGACATCGCACCCGGCGTGGTCACACCGATCATCGACGGTGGGACACGGAAGATGCGTGCGATTTCTTCGACCGCGAACTGGCGTGACTCGAGGAACTGTGATTCGTTCGGGTCGACACCGGTCTTCTGGAACGTCGCCCCACCGAACAGGATGCCTGGACGATGCGAACGACGCAAACCCTTGTGGCCATCCTCGAACGCATCGACGAGGTTCTTGGCCTGTTCGCGTGAGAGGTTGCCAGGGAACTGAATGATGCCAGTCGTCGACGAGCCTTGTCCGAAGAATCGTGCGGCGAACTCCTCGAGCGCACGCGACAGACCGAGGTTCTCTTTGACGAGGTCGATGCGCGACTTGCCACGCAACTCGCCCGGCAGCACCAAGTCCTTGATGTGAATCATGTCGACGTCTTCGATGCGGTCCTTGGCGTTGTGCACGTAGAAGAGCCGACCGAACTGGTCGCGACGCACCTCGACATCCTGCGGGTTCAACACCGACAGGGCGAGCACCTCACCTTCCTCGTCACGGATGATGCGCGTGAACGAGTTGCCGTTCAACAGCAGCGAAACGAGAACCTGCTGAAAGTGGTCGTCTTTGGTGACTCCGATGTCAGGCGCGTCAAGCCACACCGGACGCGGCCGATACTGAAGACGCACACCCTCCTGACGGATGTAGGAATCAACAGGCAGGCTGGCGATCGTGTCGGCGATGAGACGCACGCAGGCGTACACCGTGCCAATCTTGAGAGAATCTTCTTGGGTGACGTAGACGCCCGAGTTCGTCGTGAACGTGTAGCCGTCGCCCATCGCGAATAGCGATTGGAACGAGATGGCGCGTTCTTCGTCGTTGGTTCGACGCGACGGAATCAGGCGGTCAAGAATCATTCTTCGTCACTAACTTTTTCGGCACGGGCCAACGCGAACGCGGTAGCGAGACAGGCGACGCCGAATACCATCGCACCCAATGCCGGTGCAACCAAGAACCCAGCGGCGACCAGCGCAACGATTCCGAGAACTTCAAGTACGACCACGACCATCCTGACCTCCTAGGTTAGACGAACAAGGCTAGTCACACCACGAAGAAGCCAGGCGTCGGAGCCTCGACGGGTGTCGTCGTCGCCCGGTCGGTCGCCATCGCCAACGCAATCACCGCGTCAATCTTGCGTTTCGATTTGCCTTTGCTCAACGTCCAACCGTTGTCCTTCACACGTTGCGCAGCCGACAACACCTGATCGGAGAACAGCGGATTGCCGTCGTGCGCGAGCTTCTGATTCACAATCAACTCGTACAGGTTGCCGCACGCAGGA